GCGGTGCACCTCGAGGGTGGCAGTGAGAGCAACATCAGTGTTGGAGATTGTGGTGTTAGGACCGCCCGTGTCGCGAAAAGGATCTTGCTTGCGATAGAGCTTGAACACCATGGTGGGATTTTTGACGTCCGTGAAGATGTAGGTAGCGTGCTGCATCATGGTTAGGGTGTGGATGTCGTCGTCAGAAGCGCCAAGAACGCGCAAGGCCTGGTTGCCAGCCAGCAAGGCAGCAGCACCTTGGGAACGATCAAACTTGCTGAAATCCCCGGAATCCACAATGGACTGCTTCATGCCGGAAAAGTCTGCAAGGGTGTCGTCCCCGGCCGCCCACAGAAGCAGGTGACCGTAGTGACGGGAGGCATTCGTAATGCTCTCCGACATTTGAACGTCCGTGGCGCCTGACATGTTACACAGCCAGACGGGCACGAGTTCACCCATGACCATCATCTCTAGGTCAGGTTCGCGGTTCCACCAATCCCAGGCCCATGCGAGCTTTGAGCGCTTAGAACACTCAGCAGTGCAGGGACCCACATCAGCTTGGACAAGAGGAGACACGTTAGCAATAGGACGGGGGAGGATATCCATTTTGCCGTCCTTGTTGCGCTTGAACAACTTCTCGTCTCGTTTGACCATGATCTTAGTGATGGGGATGGTGGTGATGCGACCGGAGCTGACTCTCTCGAGACACTGGGCCATGATTTTGCGCTTAGGAGCGTCTTCCAGATTGTCGAGCCACTGGGTGACCCGTTCTTCCGTCCTGTCAAGAGGACCAAAACCCAACACCTCCACGCGCCTACGCAATATCCTGCAATAGAGCTTAGAAGCACCAGCCCAAGGTCTGCCGAAGTCAATAGGAGGCTCGCCAAGGGGTGCAAGGTGCGACGCAGGGGAGACGCAAAGGCGGTAGGTGAACACACCCCACAAGAGACCAGGCGCCTTAGAAGGTGCGTAGCCGGGGGCATTGTGCATCCACAAACCATACCATTCGTCTTGCGACTGGAACGCGAGGGTCTCTGCCATCTCTTTGTGCATGAGTGTCACAGTGTGTGGGTCATCGTCCGGGGTCGGACCAATGCTGGCTCCCTCAATCTTGATCGATAGGTGGGGGGCAAACACGGGAGGGTCGCGAGGGGAGATACGCACAGGACACTTGATAGGCGCAATTGTGGGCAGGGGGTAAACTGCGACGGACTTGTCTACCTGCTCGATGATGCGTTCGGGCTCCATCTCCAACATGGTCTCCCTGTAAGCGTCCCACTCAGGAGTGGGGGGACGCCGGGACGCGCGCTCAGTGTAGACATAAGCGCATGCCCCTAGGGCACAGGGAAGGGCAATGAAAGCCCATGATGGGATACTCAAGCCGACCGCCCCAGCCACCAGAACAGGTAACTGGGTGGTGAGGTGGTAAGCGAGAGCGTTGTTAGCCACGTGAAGTGCAACAGCATAGCCCCAGCCAAACTTGGTCTGAACTTCGTGGAACACCGAGTGCAAGAAAACTCCTTGGACCAACCGAATCACCCCGGACAAGGGTGAAAAGGTG